TTGTGACGCTGAAGTTTTTATCAGACGTACACCTCTACCCGGACATATACTCAGAGAAAATATTAGACGAAAGATCAAGTAGATCAGCTAGAAAGCTAGGCTTCCACACGACAGTGAAATCAAAGCCCTTGATTATTGATTATTTAAAGGAGTTAATCAGGGAGGATGAAATAAAGATTAGGAGTCCCAAGGTACTAGACGAGCTTCAAACATTTGTAAATTTTCCCAATGGCAGAATGGCGGCCCAGTCAGGATCACATGACGACTGTGTTATGGCACTGGCAATTGCTTGCTTTGGATGTAAGATGTTTCCAGCGATGCCGGAGTGGGATAAGAATGTTAATCGCAGGTATATGAAACCAGAGTTGAAGTTTTATCAGCCCTCCAGTTTATGAGCAATGTAATAAAAGCAGATTTTGGTGGTAATCCAGAGCCGGATGTTGATAAACTATATAATGACCTAGACCCCATACTGAACGATCTGACGGATGTAGCATGTGCAAACTTGGGAGAGCATGAGGGATGTCTCTTTGTACAAGCCTTATCTGAGGCTATACATAAGGTGGCAGATAAGTTAGCATCAAAGGTAGAGATTACACAAAATATTGAACTTTCTATGGAAAATGGGGATACTGTATTGATAACAAGAGACAACGAAGAAGTGGAGTAAATGGCAGAATACGAATCAACTGAAGTAATGGAAGTTCCAGAAGGTGTGGCTGTTGCTGAGGTTAAGGTAGTGGAGGCTGACTTAGACGACTTTGCAGGAGTAGTGCAGGAGAAGTTTGAGGAAGCTAGGGAATATCGTAGAGATCACGAACAACACTGGGTGGAGGCATACGATGCGTACAGAGGAAAATACCCTTCAAAGATATCGAAGGCTCATGAATTGGCAAGCGAAAGGGGTATATTTGTCAATCAGACTAGGCGTAAAATTAATTCGGCGAAGATTAAGGTTAACACTCTATTATTTGAGGATGGGAAAGTACCATTTAGTATTACCCCCTCACGTAAACCAAGGTTCTACCCTCCAGATATCCAAGCGGCACCAGACAGACCTGACCTGCTTGAAGATGCGATTCTTGAACGCTCTAAGCAGATGGAGTTCAAGATTAGGGACATATTTGAAAGAACGAATTACAACGAGCAGGTTCAACACGCTATACACGAAATGTGCCTGTATGGTACAGGATGTACGAAGGGTATTGCCCTTGAATATAAAAACTTTCCTGTCTACACTACGGTACAAACTGCAGATGACATGGTCGCAGTTGAGTCGTTTCTTGAAGCGGAGTTAATGCCCACGGTTAAGTTTGTGAGCATATGGAATATATTCCCATCACCAGAAGCAATAAACGCAGAAGATGCAGACTATGTCATCCAAAGATCATTCCTCAGTAAGATACAACTCAGAAAGCTGGCGAAGAATGCAGAAGGCTTTGTACCGGGCGCACTTGAGAAAGTTATTGAAGAAGAAATCGGCCTTTCACAAGGATATGACGATAGTGAACACCCCAAAAAGTTTGACGAAACTTCAGGCACAAGACTAAAGAAGTTTGAAGTTTTAGAGTTTTGGGGTCGATTAGATGGTAAGGACTTAGAAGGACATCTGCCAATTGACTCAGAGGACATTCCAGATGCCATTCCTGTTGTTATTACAGTCATAGGTGATGTAGTCGTTAAGATTGCAGAGAATCCTTTTGACGACACCCTACCATTCCATTTCTGCAACTGGCAGAAGAATCCAGAGTCGATATGGGGTGATGGGATTTACTATGCAATCAGGGATGCACAAGCGATCCTAAACTTTTCATACGCAATGATGGTAGAAGGCAAGTCATTATCAGCGGCCCCATTGACTGTCATTGATCCCAACGCATTTGAACCGGGTACAGACACAGAACAGATATATCCGGGCAAGCAGTTCCGTGTAAAACCGGGAGCGTCTGTACGTGACTCATTCTCCTCAGTACAAATCCCAGATGTAACCAACGGACTCCTCCAAGTAATACAGCAACTTGAAAGAGAGGCTGACCTAGACTCAGGCCAAACCAGTATAGGGTATGGTGATATGTCTCCTGCCCAGACCAAGACAGCTACAGGCATGTCCATCCTGAACAGTAATGCAAACAGGCAGACAGCAGACGTAGTCAGGTCAGTATCTTCCATGATCACCAAGAATGTACAGGCAGTATACAGGTGGCTGATGGTTGACTCTATGGATGCATCAATCAAGGGTGACTACGAAGCTATATCCACAGGTTACGAACAGTACGTTGCAAAGGAAGTACACAACTCTCAGCTTATTAATTTCCTACAGGTAATTGGTCAGTTCCCTGAAATAAAGCAATATCTAAAGAATGAAGCATTTACCAGACCACTACTCCGTGCATTTAATATGGAGCCAGATAAGGTAGTCAAGACAGAGGAGGAGGTTACACAGGAGATGCAGGCCCAACAGCAAGCACAACAACAGCAAATGCAACAAACAGCGCAAGCACAAGCGCAAGCGGCACAACAACAGGCGCAGATGCAGATGCAGACAAACGCACAGCAAATCCAGCAACAAGCGCAGGCTTCTATGGCGGTAGAGAAGAACAAATCTGTACTAGAAGAAAAACAACAGATATCTGAGGATCAGCGTAAGATGGAAATGCAGGAGCGTTTAGAATTAGTTAAACAAGGGAATGTATTAGAAGACCCACCTAATTTAATTGAAAGTAGTGTGATTCTGCAAGAAGAAGAAATGAGGAAGGAGTCACAACGTGCGAGGATGCGTCAAGAAGAGGCAAATCAACAGCAACAGGAAATACTAGGAGAAGAGGAACAAAAAGCTATAGAGAGAGAAGGCCCACCGCAGGGAGAACTACCACCACCTCAAGGCGGAATGCCTGAAGACCCAACACAAGCAGGGCCAGCACAAGAGAGACTAGCAGGTGGCCCATCTGCACAACAAATACAACAAAGGGAGTTTGCGGCGAATGCCCCGGAATGATGTATTAGCCATGTTATCCCAGTCTCCGGGCTGGCAATTATATAAAGAAATGATAGAAAAGCGGATACAGGACGCTTACGATATAATTAAATCGAAACAACTAGTTGACCAAGAGTCAGTTTCAAGGCATAATGTATCTATTGGCAAAATTCAGGCATGGCAAGAAATGCTTGATATTGCAGAATCAAAGTAGTATAACAGGAGAACCCTCACACCTCATACAGAGGCAGGGATAAAATTTTACAAACCAATCCGTAAACGTATCGGGACATTGGAAGGAGTTATATGTCAGAGCAAGAGGTACTTGAAGAGGCAGAAGAGTTAGAAGAAACAGAAGACGCAGAAGCCTCAGACGAAGAACTTTGGAGTCAGGACGATGAAGCCGAAGGAGATTCCGAATCAAAGGGCACCCCTCAAGAGGAGTCTGAAGAAGAAACAGAAGCCAAAGAGGAACCTGAAGATACTGAAGATGAGACCGAAGACGAAGAGCCTGAAGAACCACAGCATGATTATGAAGCTCGTTATAAGGATTTAGAACGAGAATTTCATAAGAGGAATGAAGAATCAGCTAAGTTGCGTCAAGACTTTGATGAGTTAAGGCTCAGAGATGTCGAGAGGGAACAAGCACTTACAAGGGTAAAACAAGGACTTTCAGAAACGGAAGTACCCCCTGTTGATCCTACAGATAGTGACAAATTCTTTAATGACACAGATAAGCAGACAATGGAGGAGTTCTCTGAACTGTCTTCTACATTCCGCAAAATGATTCAGCACGAGATGGCAAAGCAGGATACTACCCTAACAGAGGCCACCGTACAGGCTCAAGAGCGGCTAAAGAATTTAGAAGAACAGAACAAAGAACAGAATTATCAGAACTTCCTGCAGTATCATGAAAAATATATGCTTGATAATGTAGGAGAGGACTACAGAGATATAGATAGAGATGCAGATTTTCAGGCATTTGTTCTCGGTAGTCCAGCCATGACAAAAATGATGACTGAGTCAACAGACCCAATTGATCATTCCTCCGTCATGCAGTTATTCCTTTCCACCGAATCAGGTGCATCAGCGTGGAGACCTCCCAAAGAAGAAGAAAAGCAAGTCAAAGCAAGTACAAAGCGACAAGCTAAGAGAACAGCGGCGACTGGACTTTTAGGAAACTCCGCTCCAGTAAAGAGCAAAAATATGGACAATATGTCCGATGATGAATTATGGGAAGCCATTCCCGAATAACTAATAACCTATTAAAGGAGTAATAATATGGCGGCTTACGGTGGAACTGGAACGATAAGCGGCTCTTCTTAGGGTGATCTCAGTACGAATGATGCGTTTACAATCCAAAAGAAAATGCTTCCGATTGCGAAGCGACTGTTAACTTTTGCAAACTTTGCACAGAAGGAAACAAAACCCCAAAAACAAGGATTAGAGATTAGAG